TATTCCATGACTAAATACGGGAGAATTTTTTCATCTTTAATGTCAAGATTAGCTGCTTCTCATGGGGGTTTTGTAGCTGGTTGTTGTCAATTACCTTTCTGGGGTTACCGTGGCTACTAGTCTAATAGATAAAATTAAAGAACTTGGAAACTATAGTGTTACTATAGGTATTCAAGGAGAAAAAGGTGAACAGAAAAAGATTGTAAGAATTTATCGTCATGGAAAGAAGTTATCTAAATCTTTTAAAGCTGCTAAAGCTGCTAAATACGGGATAGATATTAAAGATGTAAAAAGAGAAGAAATAAGTGATGAATTAACCGTCGCAGAAGTTGCAGGTTGGAATGAATTTGGAACGAAGGTTGACGGTAAAGAGATAATCCCACCCCGTCCATTTACTAGATACACACTAGAAACAAAATCTAAAGAAATATTAGAGATAGCTAAGAAAGCGATAAATAATCCTGATACTTTTTATGATGTAATAGGGTTATATGTATCTTCAGAAATAAATAGAACAATATCATCTAAACCTTTTGTAGCAAATAAACCTGCTACTATAAGGTGGAAAGGTAGTTCAACCCCCTTAGTAGATACTGGGCAATTAAGAAACGCTTTAACTTATAAAGTAAATAAAAATGATTAACCCAGATGATCTACAAAAAATTCAGTTAGTAACATTTGATGGTACTTTATCATATAATACCAATGGTTTTGCAGTATTACCAACATATACTATTAAAATAATTCTAGCATCAGTTCAACCATTATCTAAAAGTGATATTAGATTTTTAGCACAAGGAACTCATTATGCTGATTATTTTAATATATTCACAGATAGTGATGTGACAGTAGATACAGTTAATAACGGATTAGGAAATTATTTTATCTGGAAAGATAATGTATTCAAAATAGTATCAGCTCAGAATTATAAACAATTTACTTCTTATACAACTAATCATATTGCTACAATGGTCTCTAGGGATAATAGAATAAAATATGATGGTAATACTTTAAATATACCATTTCCAGAAATCGATAGTACTTTTGCTCCATTATTTGAATTAATAGGATTTTGTAGCTCAAGTATATTAAATATAGTACCAGTAGTTTGGGGTTATCAACAAGAACTAATGCCACAAATACCCTTCTGCGTAGTGAACATAGAGAGAGTAGAAAACCTTGAGATAACCCCTTATACTACAATTAATCAGAATCTTTCACAGTCTACATCAAGCACAAGTAATGTAATATATGTTAGTTATAGATTCTTTAGTTATGATAAAATACAAACATTTGAATTAATGAGTAAATTTAAATTAAATTTTTACAAATACACATTCAGTAGTGATAAGATAAAATACGGTGGAATTAGTAAAGATGAGAATTATTTAGAAGAGTTATATGAAAACAGAACTATTTTCAGTTCTGAAATTATGATTCATTTTAATCTAGTAACAGAACAAGTAGATAGTTTAACTGGTAATCAGAGTATATTAACAGCTGCAGCTACTTTAAGTTTCACACAATAAAGGAAATATAATGACAGTAAATTTGTCTTGGATTGCAGACATAAATGTAACAATTAATACTACAGCATTACAAGGACCCTCATTCAAAGGAATGGTAATGGGTGTTTTTCCAGTGGCTAGCCTACCAACTTCTTGGGCAGGTTCTCTAGTTCATCAATATGGTAGTAATGCAGAAATAGTTGCTGATTTCACACCTCTTTATGATGCAGCAATAGTTGCTTTAGATTATGTACAAGCATATAAATACGCAATTTTATTAAAAGCTTGCAGTACTTTTTTCACACAAACTCCCACTTCAGATATTTTATATGTTAGTTGTTTAGATAACACGGCAGCAATTAATTATGTAACAGGGATACAAGCAATTGTTGATGCTGATAATGGATGGTATGCATTCTATTTAGCTGACCAAGTAACTTCTACACAAAATAATGGTGTTTATGATGCTATTAATTCTTTAACTAGTAATAATAATTTAAAAGTAGGTTTCTTTGATACTAATGATCCTGTAATAACCGCTGGTAATTTCCTTTATGACTCTACTCAAGCTGGAAAAGGTATTTCTAGGGCCATATTATTTTATCTACCAACCAACCCTGTATCTACTACAGTAACAACAGCTTTAGCAGTAGTAGATACATTAGCTGCAGCTAATATGGGTAAATACTTTACTAATTTATTTGATACTGGAATAGGTCTTAAATCAATTTCAGGTACTCAATTGAATTCGGTAACAATTGACTCAACAATTACTAAAACACAATTAGGAGATGCTGGTCTAGGTACTGGTTTCTTGGGGGTTAATGGAAATGTTTATCCCTCTTTTGGGGCTAGTGGACTTGGCTTAATGCAATATGGATTAATGGCTTCTAGTAATTCTTCAGCTCTTTTATACTTAGATCAAATAGTTGGTGCAGATTTTATTCAACTAAATTTAGAAGCCGATCTATCTAGTTTAATAATAGCTGCGCAACCTACTGGTGGTATTGCTTATGATGATGGGGGTATTCAAACTGTTTTAAATGCCGCTAAATCTTCTTTACAAAAAGCGGTAACTCAAAGAATAATTCAACAGTTTAATAATGGCAATTTCACATATTTAAATGCTGCTCAAGTATCAGCTGCTAAAAAGTCTTCGGGAGTATATGATGACATGTCAGTAGTGTTAACATTCTTAGGTAGGATATTAAGAGTTGGATTAAATGTTGAATTAAAAGTATAACTAAAGAAAGTAGGAGTGATATAAATGACAACCAGACAACCTTTTAGTCCATTAAATCATAAAATTTTATACGGCCCAATTTTAATCGAAGGCTATGCTCAGGGTACATATCTAGATATAAAACCCAACGCAGATATAGCTAATTCAGGGGTAGGTGCTGATGCAAATTTTAGCACAAACTTGATTGCCGATGGATCAGCGACTGCTACACTAAAAATGGGTTACGATAACCCTTCTTATAAATTAATGAGACTTGCAGCTGTAGCTCTTCAACAATCAGGGATTTTTAGTAGCTTCACATCAGTTAATGTCGATGACCCAGCTGATACAACTTTCTCTGCTTCTTCACATATCATAAGATACTCTACAGATTCTTATTCAGTTAATGCATCAGATATGTATAGAACTTATGATATAATGTTACATAATGCTATAAGGGTTTAATATGATTCCAATGTCTGTTCAGAGATTAGTGATGGAGTTAGATTCTACTAATTTAAAAACTTTTGATTTAGTTGAATCTAAATTTAATTTTACTTTAAATTTTGAATCAGAGTTAAATCTGAGTCAAGGTAAATTCTCTGAAGACTTGTATGACTATTTCTATAACTTATTTACGTACCGTAAGGGTTTTAGACACGATAGGTTTAAAGAGATACTTGAAGATTCTATGAAGATTGACTTCAAACAACCCTCATTAGTATTAAGATATATTGATGATATCTATAATGAGTTATTAGTTTGTAACTCAGGATACTTTAAATCTTTATTAAAAATAGATAATATACGACCTGAGAAAATATCTCACAGTCTTTATGAGAGGGCTGATGAGTGCAGAGAAATTATTCTAAATTATTAGGGGAATTATGAACGATAGACATACTAAAATAGGTAAAACTGAAGTAGTAATGACTAAGATAAAACTGGCAGACGCTAATAAAATTATGGTTCCGATAATGTCGGCTATTATGAAGTTTTCTATTCACTCAGTTAATATTTTTGATGGATTAACACCGACAGATATAGATTCTATTCAACAGTTGTGTTGTAAAACAATAGTAGTTAAAGAAACAGGTTCTAATTTAACTTTAATGGATTTAGAAAAAAATATTGAGAACCTTGTTGTTCTGTATTGTGAATTTCTTGAGTACAATTTTAGTTTTTTTTCGCAGGCCCAAAAAGTGACAGAAGTAATAGGTTCACTGATTTTCGGGCGAGAAGAGAAAAATTAAAAGGTTCATCAAACTCTAACAAAACTGATTTAAGAGAAATTGCATTGTTACTTTGTAAGCACGGATTAGGTTCTTACACTGAAATTATGCAGACGTGGGATTTAGACGATTTGAAGTTATGTCTGGAGAAACTGTATAAATGACAATTGCTGAAGATTTAGTAGTAAAAATACAAGTGGAAGTTGATGATAAAAGTTACGAAGCTTTTAAAAAAAATTTAAAAGAAACAGCTCACAATCCATTGTTTTTTTCTCCCACAGCTAAAGAAAGTGGAATAAGCAATTCTACTAGAGAGCCGCCGACAAATTATTCAGAAACAGCTACTTCAAATATTGATCCTACAAAAAAATTCACAGTTAGCGGAGATAAAGCTACTGAACTACTAGAAAAATTATTAGAAGTTGAAAAAAAGGAAAAAGAATCCCTTGAATCATTAGCAGATGATGCAGAAAAAGCTAGTGTAAAAAATTCGTCACAGGGCGGCGGCGGTGATGGATTTTTATCTGCCGTCTCATCTAAAAACTGGATAGCTATAGCTAAAATGGCATTCGGGGGATTAAAAAAAGCTGCAGATAAAATATCTCAAGAACTAGTAGAAAAAACTAATCGAGAACTGGGTATAGCTTCTACTTCTTTTGAAATGGGATTAACTCCCGATGAAATTGCAAAAATAGGATTTGCTGCTAAAAATGTTGGACTTAGTTTAGAGCAAGTAGTAAAAAGTGCTTCCTCTTTTGCAGAAGAAATTCAGAATGGTTTACCAGTAGAAAAAGCAGGTATATTTTCAGCGGCTGGTATCAACCCAGTTCAGTTAATTAGAAGTGCACAAAGTCCTGAAGATATTATAAAAGTACAATCAAAAATATGGTCAGATGTATTTAAATCTATAAAAGAAAGTGGAGTTTCTTCAATAGTAGCTAGTCAAAAAGCTTCATATTTAACAAACATACCATCAGGTCAAGGCTTAGCTTATCAAAATCTTTTCTCTGATAAAAACAAAGGTTTAGTAGCTGATATAAGTAAAACTAGGGGTGAAATAGGAACTACAGATAAATTATTATCTAATTTTCAAGAAGTAACAGCTTCTCAACAAAAATTAAATGCAGCTATGGATAGACTACTATCTGTAAAAGATGTAGCTAAAACAATTACGATGGAATATGCTAATATTAAAACAACAAGTGTTACTTTAATTGCTGACACTTTAGATATTGAAAAATTGGTCAAAGGAGCTCAAATGAGAGCGGAGGGTATGAAAGGATCTCACTCTTCTATTCTGGGAGATTGGGGGCCTCGCTCTTTTAATTCATCAGTAGTGAAAGCGACTCAATAATATGTCATTACCATCTTTTCAGTCATTTGTTTTGTCGTGGTGGTATTCACCGAATACTAAACTAGCATTAAAATTTGAAACTCCAGGTGCAACAGCCACAACTAATGATTTAGATTATACTAATGGCTTATATTCATCTGATGATGAAACATATTCATCAAATAATATAATCACTGAGCATCCCGTTGAAAACTTAACAAACATATCTGATTATGTAATTATTCAACCAAAAACTATTACAATAACAGGTATACTTTCGTCTATGTCAACTTTTGTAGTTGCGGGAGCAGAAATACCTTCTGTTTTAGACTTTTCTAAACTAGCAAGAGCTACTCAAATTTTACAGGAAATGGCTGATTCCAAAAAAACTTTAACAGTTACTACTGGATTATTACTTGGAGAAGGTATTTATAGTTTAAAAAATGCAGTCATACAATCATTAAATATGTTTAGAAACTCTACTTATGGAAGAACTAATATTCAATTTAATGTTGTTTTTAAACAAGTAATTATTACAGATACGGATGCCACGTCTAGAGCTCAAGTGAATTCAAAATCAACTTCGGGTCAATTAGATTCAACTGCGGCAGGAATAACATGATTGATAATATTGTAGTGGGGGCAGTCCCAGAAGTAACTGCAACTAATAAATTGAGATATCTTTTACCTTTAAGTTTTGGGGAAGGAACACAACAAAGTGATGTTACCTTATCGATAGCTAATTCTACTTTTATTATATTTTTTAATATTAATTCTTTATCAGAAGATAACTTGTATTTATCATCTTATAGCATAAATAAAACAACTATTTATTTTGCAGGTTACAAGTGTGTTTTCGGTAATTACATCAACATCATAGATAATGGATGTCCTTATCTTTTCTATTTCTTAGATAAAAGTAATGGTCAAAACTATCAAAAAACTAATCAACCAATAACTTATTCAGCAATAAATAACGGAGTCTCCTTATATGCGGAACTTCGATAGACACTATGAATTTACATTTTTTGATATAGATGCAGGTAATACAATAACACCTGTAACTAATGTTAAAATAGCAGATAGCTTTAATTTCTCTTTTGATTATTCAGTAACAACTAGTAACTTTAATACAGCTAATTTTAAATTCTATAACCTCCCTAGTTATGTTAGTGACCTATTTACAAGTACAAAAAATCGAAAAGGTTTTTATTTTAGAGCAGTTTATGATGATATAGCTAATATAAAAAACAATACTATATTTCAAGGTTTAACTTATAGGGTTAATTCATACAGGGAGGGGACAGATATAATAACAGATATTATAGCTTGTGACCCTTATTTTAACTTACAATTTGCAAGAATAAAAACAATAAATTCTGCATCAGGGACTACTGCGGTATCACTATTACAAAAAGTTTCAGATTATTTAGGTACTTTTAATTCAGTTTCTGGTACAGAATTTCTATCTATTAAACCCATATATAATATACCTTTGAGCTTTTCGAATGTTTCAATCACAGTAATATTAGATATGGTTACTAAAGATAATTCATGCACATGGTCTTATGATAAAAATGGTATAAGAATATCCCCAAATCAAACACACCCCAATTTTTCTGCACTAGCTTCTAGAGCAAGTTCTAACATAAATAACAGGTCTGGTCTAATTGGTTCAGTAAAACCTGAAACGATTTCAGTTCAAATGTTACCTATTGATTATTTCACTCAACAGAAACTATCCAATAACTTACCGTATGTAACAGTCACAGTATTACTTAGACCTTTCTCTTTATATGATTTAGTTAATCTCGAAGTAGAAAATAAGGAATTAAGTGGAAAGTATTTAATAGTGGGTATAACTTATACGGGGGAATTTAGAGGAAATTCTTGGTATGCCGTGCTCAAATTAAGTCCATCGATTAGGAGTTTTTAATGCGTGATGTAACCCCTTACATTGATGATACTTTTGATTTAGTTAAAGAAATTATGTTCGAAGAAATGAATAGTACTAGTCGATGCAGCTTAGGCACAATTGTGAAGATAAATAATAGCCCAGTCAGTGTAGATATTCAGCCAGTTATTAATCACTTTGATAAGATAGAAGGGTTTTTAGAGCCTGAAATATTAAAAAATATTCCTGTTTTACAACAAGGAAATGCGGCCGCCTCATTACGTTTTCCTATGAACTCTGGAGATGTTGGTGTGATCTTATGGTTGGATCGTGAGGGGTATTCTTGGCTAGCTAGTGCTTTGGTGGGCCCTAAGACACCAGAGTCTGGAACGTTTCATAATGAGTCGGCATGTATATTTATACCACTCCTCACAAAATTTTCTCAAGCCGCTCCTGTCAAAAATTTGGGGGTCGATATTGTCAGCTCCCAAGTAAGCTTACTTG